CCCCATGATAGCCGCAACAACCGGTTTCAACGGAGCTTCGATATCTTTCATCTGGTCGATACTCGCGCTCACGAACCCAAAAAACCCGTCCAGGTTCTGCTTGGCCTGCTCGGCGCGCTCGCGTTCGCGCGAGGCCTTGCTGAACTTGTACTCGCGCTCATCGAGCTCGGCCTCCAGCCGGGCGATCGTCTGCTCCGGGGTCTCCCCCTCCTTGGCCTTTGATCGCTCCTCCTTGGCCCATTCCTTACGGTACTTTTTCAGGGTTTCGCTGTCGCGGACCAGCTCATCCGGGTCGGCGTCGCCCAGCCTGCTCATCACCTTGGTCGACTTGCTCAAAAACTCATCCAGCTCTTGCTTGGTGCTCAAGCCGTACTTGTCGAGGAGCTCGTCGATGGTGTCGCTTGCAGGCGGCAGCGCGACGCCTTTTTCCTGCTTTTTGCCGGCATCCCCGTCCTTGTCGCTCGCCGGCGCTGCAGCCGCAGCTGCCTCCGTCGACGGCGTCGGGCTGGCGGTCTTGGCCGCCAGGTCGATTGCCGTTGCATCAAAAACTGACATGGTGCGTCCTTTCGTGGGTGCGCCCGACATCAAACGCTGGTGCGCGTTCGAGGCTTTGCGCGGTTATAAACGGGTTGGTTAGTCCTCGCCCAGGCCCATGTCGGTGATCTGCAGGCTCATGCTTTCGGACTTGCCCGAATATGAGTCGTTAATGCTCACCGCCCGGACCTCGGTTCGGACCCGAAAAAAAAGGACGTCGCCGACTTTATAGTCCGCGACGTCCATATCGAGCTTGGAGAGGCTGTCTTGCTGGAGGTCTATCTGCAGCCCCCATGGGTAATTAGATTCAGAAAGTGTGGGAACTTCTTTCGCTAGTGTATCCCTCAACTTCATTTCGGACTTGGTTTTCTTTAGAGATATCACGGCGCCTCCACAATGTATGGTGTTAATTTTCCCACGCATACACTATGAAGTCAAGTTATTGGATAGCCCCCTCCCCATATTGCGCCGGCTGGTATCCGTTTGGCATCGGTTCCGCCCCTGGAGCGGCGGCGCCCTCTCCGGCAGCGGTCGCGGCGGCCTGGCCGGCGGCGCGCTCGGCCTCGAATTCGGCCGTTTTGCGCATCATTTCGGCCTCCTGCTGCGCCATTTTGGCATCTGCACGCTGCTTGTGGCTCTTGGCGTGCATGATCATCATGTCCTGCACCGCCTGGGGCAGCATCGCGAACTCCTGCGAAATAATGAACCTGCGATGGGTCTCGTAATGGATCCCATCGTCGTCGAATTCGAACCGGGGGTCGTCTATGATGACGACCGGGTTGTCCACCGCGGGGTCCATCCACATGCCGATGAAGAGCCCGGGCATGGCCAGGAACTCGACCAGGCCGATGGTGCCGTCCGGCTGGGGCATTTCGTAGCTGACCAGCTCCATGTCGTCCATATTTTTGATTGCGGCGACCATCTCGTTTTCCCGCATGGCCCGTTGCAAATCGGCGGTGTTTTTATTCCGAAACCCACCCAGCCCCAGCCGGCGCAGCAGCTCATGCTTGTCCTCCGGGTCCATCGGGGCGTCGGGGGCGAAGAACCCTTGCTCTGTCAGTTTCAGGATCAGGTTGACCTGGCCGGCCCGGGTCGACGCGGCGCCCGAGGCGAGCTCGATTCTGACGTCCGTGTTGTTGCGCAGGTTGGCGCCCTTGAAAGGGATGACCTTGCTGCGGTTGCCGGCGTCCGGGATCTTGATCATCCGCTCCTCGGTGTAGACCTCCTGGGCGAGGATCAGCTGCTTGCGCTTGACGCGCTTGTAGGCCCGATAGAACCGGTCGACGTCGGGCAGGTGCCCCTGCTCGGCCGCGTCGCGCAGGATGTCCACCATGACCCCGGAAGCCTGGTTGCTGGGCGCCTTACCGCGCAGGACGTTCTTGGGGTCTCCCGCGGCGTCCTGAGCGTTTTGCATGTGGACCGCGCGCTCATCGAGCACCTGGCTCGGTAGCGGGGTGCCGCGGGCCACCTCGGGCTTAGCCCCTCCGGCGAGCAGCGCATCGTATTTGATCGCAATGACGCTTTGCCCGTAGCCGGTAATGCGCTTCATGTTGACGTCGGTCGGGATCCAGACGATGGGGGTGCCCACCCCTTTACGGTTGATCTCCAGGGCCTGGTCAATCGAGTTGATGGTGTTTTGCGGGCTGATCAGGTCGGATACGCCGGAGTCGCTCACAAACCGGCCGGGCACAAAATGGTAATGGAAATCGGTGATGGAAAAATCCCACCGGCCATCCTTGTCCACCAGGATCGGCATGCGCTCGTGCTCAAAAATCGTGGTTGTACCGACCCGGGCGCAGTAGTAACCCTTGGGGTGCTGCTTGGTCGGCCGGATCTCGACCTCCTTCATCAGCACCAGGTCTTCGTCTATGACATCAAGCGCAATGCCGATGCCGTCGCCCTTCCAGGGGCTGACGCCGGCGACCATGCTGGCGAGCTTGCGTTCGTACTCGACCTCGAGCTGGTTGACGTCGCTCGCGTTGACCTTCAATTTGAACGTGTCCTCGATCCATTCCCGCGGCCGCAGGCTCTTGATGCCGATGTAGCGCTTGCGCCGCAGGGTGTCGCCCAGCATGTCGAAGCTGACCGAAAACGGGTTCATGGTCTGGCTGCACACGTTGCCGGTCTTGATGGCATTGCCTTCGCTATCGAAGACCCAAGCGTCATCGTCCATGCTGATAAACGTGCGGTCGAACGCAATCCCGCAGACGATCATCCAGACGGCGATGCGCTCTTTTTCGTCCAGGTGCTCCTCATCGTTGTAGGATTCGAGCCAGCGCAAAAACCCCTCGCCGGCCTCGGCCGCGTCGCGGTCCTCCTGGTCATTGGAATTAGGCCAAACCGCCATCTGGTAATCCTTGTTGAGGATCAAACCTTTCATCGACCGGACATAGTCGCGGATGATGTTGGCGACCGGCGTGGGCGTGTAGGGGGTGGGCATGATCTTGCGAAACGCATTGGCCCCGCGGACCCACTCAAACCACTGCTCGCCGAGATAGTACAAAATGTTGCGGAACCATATGCGGTGCAGCATGCGCATGGGCTGGTTTTGCTGGGAATTTTCGTCGAAAAGGGCGGAAAAGATTTTGTCGAGTTTGGCGGGATCGTACTTGGCCATTGCAGCTCCTACTGCTTGGACACATGCACGTTTGTCGGCCCCTTGCCGGCCGGCCACGTAGCTACACCGAAGGGTTGGTTGTTGGTTGCCACCGGGTCGCTCGACCAGGCGATCGTCGACCGGCTTTTGGTCTGATCGTCGGGCGGATACTCGACGTTGTTACGATACCGTATGGCTCTCACCCCCAAGTGAAGCATCCGCTGGAGCGGCAGTCCCGTTACCAACATTTCGGTGGTGCTGACCTCCGCCAACTGTTTTGGCGTGTCACTCTCTCCGCCGCGCCAAAAGGTTTGATACTTGACCGTATCGCCTGCAGGCAACGCAGTGCCGTCGGTCGTTTTGGTTACGGGATCCCAGGCAATCCTGACTGTTTCGCGCAGGTGATACTTGAGCTGATCGTAAGCGATGCCCGAGGGCACATAGGCGAGGTCGCTGGTGATCAATAGCAGGTCAAGCTGGGCGCCGGCCTCGCGGCCCCGGATCACCAGGGTGTGCTGGCCGGCGGTCAGGTCGTAGTAGACCGGATCGAACTGCGGCGGGCTGCCGACCGGCGAGCTGCCTTGGTCGCTCACCCGGTCCCAGCCGAAAACATTTTGACCCCCCTGGGTGTGCCAGGTGGTTTCCGGGCGGTCGTCGATTTTGACAAAAAACGAGTCCTTACCCCCGGTGCTGTCGAATAAAACGTGGCCCCATATGACATACCGCCCGGCGTTAACCGTGAAAACGTAAGTCGCGCTGCCGGTATTGGCGCCGGTTGTACTGATGACGGCCCCCTTTGATGCCGCAGCCATAGCAAGCGACACCATCGGGGCAACCAGCACCCCGCTTTCGGCTTCCATCCAAATCGCCTGGCTCCAAGCTAGTCCACAAATC